TGTGCCATATTATTCTTCGGTAATCATTGCCCTGTTCGAGTTGATAGCATAGACGCTAGTGCTCTTCAAGGCTGGTCTTCCTTTGTTAAAGACAACCTCAGTGTCAATTGCTACGCCCTTCTGGGCAATTCTGGGCCTGAGTGTGCCATCAATCTGTGCCGATCCAGTAAAAACGTATCGCAGCACTTCTTCAGAAGCATCCGGGTCGTGAACGGTCGTGTAAATTGACACGTCATCACCGGCAGTGTTGTTAAACTGAAACTCTGCACGGCTAAACCGCTTGGTGAGCTGGCTATCAAATGTGTACTCTCTGGAACGAATACTTGCAGCTACCGGAATCAGCACATAGGAGGACGAATTTAAAGTTGCCGGCAATGTAAAAGAGAGCAACGGCGTGCCTGTAACTCCCAAAAACTCATCTCCGCCTTCGAGCTCTTCTGTCAAAAAGATGCCACCGTATTTTCCGTACAACACATTTACTGGAACACTTGAACCTGGAGGAGTAACTGGAACAGTTACTGGATAGCCAATGTTTGAGCAGATAAACAACCTGCGTTTGTTGTTGTAGAACGCCGGCACAAACGTGTCGATCGACATGCCTGTCGGATAGGTGTCTATGCTTTCCCACGCTTGATTTAGCGTGTTGTAGATCAAAATAGAGTTGTTGACCTTTGCGTCATTGGTTGGAAACGCAATAAAGAACCTGTTGTCAAAGTAACAGGCTTGCACCCCCGAAGCGTATTCAAAGCTGACCGTGTCAAAGTAATCGTCTACGGGCTCGCTAAGAGGCAACGTGTTTCCAAGCAGTTTCAAGTCAAGCTGCGGAGTCAACATGTGCACTCCCTTGCCGCTGAAAAAGAACACAAACTGACCGGCCGGCACGATGCTGTTTTTAGCCAGGCATCCTATCTCCGTGGTGACTACGGTGATTTCACTTTTATTAGCAGCAAGTGGATCAAATTGGGGATCAATATAGGCCACATAAATGGCCTTGGTCATAAAGATTAGAACTTGATTTTGAATCCACGGCAGCGCACCAATAATGCTGTCGTTGCCACCAAGATTAATTTTGAAAACATTTAAAAGATCGTACCTGTCGCTTAATATGTCTGTTGCTGTAATTTCCGTTTTTGCGGTTTTAACAACAATCCTGTTCTGGAAATACAAGCCAAAGTCAGCAGGAGGCAACGGGTAGGTTCCTTCGCTGTTTCGCCCGGTCTGATCAATAAATGTCAGTGCGGCTGATGAGCCATCCCATAGTAACGGAGGATTAGCTTGCTGAATCTTAAATCCTGCTAAATTTGTGTGCGCTTGAATTTGCGCATTTGTTGGATTTGTAAATAAAAACGTAAATTCTGTGCTGTTTGGAACAGAAGTCACAATAAAGTTTTTATGCCAATAGCCATGCGTGTATGGATACGGTCCAGTATCAATAACATTAACTTCAGAACCAACGCGAAGATTATGCGGAGTTGATGTGTTAACAGTAATTGTTACGGTAGCAAACCCACTGATATTAGGATTTGTGATCGTAGCAACAATCTCAGGTCCGGCAATTCCTCGAAAAATGTACAGGTTGCTTAACGCTTGAACAGTTTCGCACGCAAATGAAAAGGAATTAAGCACCAAGCTAGCGTTGCTGCTGTAGTTTGCTATCGGGAACGGAGTCGTGTTACTCTGGTAAAAAACAATCCTAGTATCAGTCAATGCTAATACAGTTTGATCTGAATATGTAACCTGATTAGTGCTAGCATTGGTAAGTCCAACACTGAATGTGTCTCCAACAGAAATGCCAATTGTTGTTGGAACAGTAAGAAACGCCGTATAAGTAAACGGGCTTCCACTTGTGGCAGACCCAAGTTGTTGAGTAGTCTGAAGACCAATAGGAAGGCGACGTCCAGTTGGGAACGTGTATTTTTGTGAAAACGTGCTCGTCTGAGTGTTGTACAGGATGATCCCATCCGTAAACATCATTACGATGTTGTCTTCACCCTTGCTGTTGACGTAGTAACTAGACCCAAACTGATAGTTTTCGTTCTGAGTGTCATCAGTGATGCGCTCGCATCCTTTCCGCGGCTGCGCAATTCCGCGTTGCAGCCTCATGTTTTTAGAGGACTGCGAATACCCCGGCTGAAGGTTCGAGGGATCAAGACGCGAGTTAAACCCGACAAAGTTGTTGTCGGACTCAACTCCAATTTGCGCGTTCTCTGCCATTAGTCTTTAGCAATCAGCCGGCCCAGCTTTTCCACGATGCGCTGAAGATCATCGCGCAGGTCCATCATGGCCTGCATGTGTTCGCCCTCATCGCCCTCCTCTTCTTCGTCCATCTCCTCCCCGTAACCACATTCAGGGCAAGATCCGTTAGACTTAAGATCGCACCCACAGTCAGGGCAGTATTCTTTTCCGGTTCCTCCCATTAGGGAGCCAAGTGCGATAGTGAGCTTGCTCATGCGATGTAATCTGTAAGGTTTTGCAACCTATTGTTCCAGCCATTTATGAAGGATTTTTGCGTTGGATCAAGCTCAACCAGCAGCTTGTAAAAGCCTTTACGCTGCACAAGAACGTGTTTGACGATCTCGTCAACCCCGATGTCATTAACCTTGTCCTCGTACGCCATAATCGTCTTTGGCCCGATGGCACCGTCAGCATTGGCTCCTACAGCTCGTTGCAAAAACTTGCCAGCCTGGCCAACTCCAGTGTTTACGCATCCATCAAAGTGCACCGCACACAAAGGCCACGGAAACTTGTAGCACTTCCCGGGCACCCAGTACTCGTTGTAGTAGATGTCCTCAACCTCTTCATCGCTGATCTCAGACACGCAGCGGCGGTCCTCTTGGCGATCATCCCGGTACTTGTCGTACACCTTTTGAATGATGCCCTTGTTTGTTTTGCCGCCCTTATCGTGTGGGTGGTTACTAAAGCCACCTTCGGACTTTAAAACAAACTTTAACGACCGCTCAAAATTGGGATTTGGAGGAACCATGTTATTGCCGAAGTGTTTTGTGAATCTTTGCAACAGTGTAAATTATTGCAACTACTCCACTTATAATGCGAATAGCCTGCTCAACCTCAGACAATGACAAAGCAATTGCCACTACATTCACCCCCAAAACGGACCCAATTTCTCTAATGTCTTGCAACATTTTGTTTGAGCCTTCCATTTTGCTTCAGTCGAGTTAATGGTTTAGCCACTAATTTAGTGGGTTTGGAAATTGTAGAAAACCAAGATAGCCAAACGTAGTTGCAAGCCACTCCAATGTTAAGAATAAATTCTGTAATTGGTGGTTCTTGATGCACTAAAATATTGGATACCGATCCGCAAATTGTAACAGTGGTAGCCAACTTGCACAGGTGCGAAGCATATTTGTGCATGTAAATCTGGCTATCCTCATGGCCAAAAACCTTCAGCCACAAATGGATCGCAGAAACAGCAAGAACGCTATTTGCGAGTACGTTTAGGATTACCAGAAGGCTCAGGTTCATTTTTAGGAATAAGCTTTTCGCTCAATGTTTCTACGGCACGAAGACCGCAAAACCCAAGCAAAAATCCAGCCGCAAACCCATATTGAGGCTCGCTGTCGAGTCTGGCAATTTTAAGAAGCAGAGGAGTGACATAGTTTGCGCTTGCTGCTCCTCCAATTAACGATGCAATGGTGCGTGGAAGATTTTGTCCAGCGGTCTTGGAGGACATTAGGATCGCTCCAAACAGACCTGCTACGGCTAAACCAATGTCAATTCCAGCATCTTTAAGATTCATCTGTGTTGCGCCTGCTTGGCAGTAGAAACTGCATTCAGCAAATCCAACTCAAGCCGTTGGTATCTTGCGTCTGAATGCCACTTCTGTGCCGTCGGCGCAGTGTATGACTGTCCAGCCTCAAGCTCAAGAATGTCTTTGCTCGGAGGATACAAGTACCTTGCTGGAGCGCATGAATCTTTCGCGCAGCCTGTCAGCAAGAGCGTCATTGCCAGCAGCACGGGCATCAAGAATTTGAGCTTCAATTTCATCGCAGTGTCTGGCTATGTCTCGCTCCAACTCCCAAGAAGCTCGTTTAGCTTTGATTTCCAGCCACAGGCGCAGGATTTGCAGCAGGTTTGGTATCATTTGATTCCTTTCGGAGCACGTTGATTAGCCCAATCAACGAAAGCCCGGTCGTCAAAATAGCTTCCTGCATTTCTGGATGAAGCTTAAGCCCAACAGCAGTTAGCACCGCAAAAAGACCACGCCAGGTTGACGGCTCCTTTAGTCGATCAAGAAAATACTTCATAAATTACTTCTTTTTTGCTGTCCTTGCCGATTGTCTGAAAGCCTTTGCGGTTGGCGCACCCTTGCTTCCTGGCTTGCGCATCTTTTCTCCGCTGCCAGCAGCAATGCGGTCACGTTTAGCGTTGATGTTGGCGTAGAGTCCTTTTTTCATATTAGCACTTCCAACGCCTCATGCTTGCTTTGGCGCGCTCAGCCGGACCTTTGGCTTTTGCCACAACTCCAGCCATGCGAGCGCAGAAAGACTTCTTGCGCCCGGCATCAGCCTTAGTCTTCGGGTTTGGAGCTGGTGGCTTTAGGTTGCTGCCAGTTTCCCGGTTGTACTTGGCACGACCTTTTGCGGTTAGGCCCGCTCCTTTGGAAGCTGGTAGCTTTTCACCGCGGCCGACGGATAGTGATACAGATTTACGAGGCATCGTCAGGAGGAGGAATGAATGAGCCGTCAGGTTGTTGAATCCAGCCTGGACCACAAGGAATGCCATCCACGTTTACCAGAGTGGTTTCAGCGGGAGGCGTGAACGGCGTCACACCATCCCAGACAATTACGTTTTGCACCACTTTAGTGGCGTCATCAACAATAGCGTATCGCATGATTAGAAATAGGTTGTAACAACAACAATTCCGTCTGCTCCATTTCCGCCTGCTCCAGAGTTGCCAACATTATCAAGACCACCTCCACCACCTCCACCTGCGCCTCCATAAAGTCCACCATTTCCCCCATTGCCTGCGTTACCAGTGACACTAGATCCACCTCCAGCACCTGCGCTGCCAGCAGCAGGAAAGCTTGCGGCAACATTCGGAGCCGTTCCACCATTTCCTCCAATTACTCCTCCAGTTGCAGTTCCGCCACTCAGCCAAGATCCAAGCGCAGTTCCACCGTTTCCTCCTGCAAAGCCAACAGTTGCCGAGGCTGGCAATCCGCCACCGGCTCCGCCACCACCTGCTGCTGGCGCAGAACTGTTTCCGCCCGTTCCAGCCCCTGCTCCGCCTGTTGCTCCGTTTGCCCCTTGAAACAATGCTCTGGCACTTGCAGAAGCGCCAGCACCTCCGCTTGAAGTTGTTGCTGCTAGAGCACCACCTCCACCTCCAACTTGAATCCAAGTTCCAAAGGAAGAATTTCCTCCAGCAACTCCAATGTTTCCGTTTGTGCTGTTAATGGTTACAGAAGCTCCGCCAGTGCCGCCGCTTCCAACGGTAACAGTTTCAGTTGCTCCCAACAGTGATGCAGGAATATTGCGGAAAGAATACGAGCCACCACCACCACCACCACCGCCTGACGCTTGACTTCCAACCCCAGCCTTGCGTCCAGACCCACCTCCGCCGCCAGCAGAAATTACTATAACATCAACAGCTTTAGCACCAATAGGCTTTGTCCAAGTGCCACTCGAAGTAAACGTCTGCACATCTGTGCTTCCAGAATGCTGATGATCTGCACGCGCAGCAAACGTACTCAACCCAACCACCGGCGCAGTAGCTAGCGCAGCAGGTGCTGTAGTAGCCAGCCCTGCAATCTGGTTGGTGGTAAGTGTCCCGGCAAGAGCTTGAGATACAGTTGCCTTGCGAGTGGTTACACCTTGGTTTACTACCAATACGTCTGTTGTGTTGACTGAACCTGCCGCTGGCAGTTCGGAAATCTTGATGTTAGGCATAAGTCAAAAACTAAGCGTCTGGAAATTGAGCAATCGGAGCAGTAAATGAATTCAAATATCTGCCAACGCCTTTGGTTATACGCAAATCGTCAAGATTACCAATAATAGGAGCTCCAGCACCGCCAATTTGCCACAATGAGCCTGTAGATAGGTAATTGGTTGAGTCTGAGTAACTATTTTGAAAGGTTCCATTTACAAACATCCTTGATACTCCAAGAACACGCGATATAGCAATATGAGACCACGCATTAGTCGGCAAAGACCCAGATGTAATACGATTTATGTTATTAATTTGATAACTGCATGTGCCATTCGTGGAAAAAATAATTGCCGAACTACTAATGTTAGAAAATACAATCAAGTTCTGCTGTGCGCTAAACGCAGTCGGACGGATCCAAAACTCGATCGTAAAATCTCCGGTTCCAAACGCAAACGGCGTGTTGTCCGTTGATACTGTAAGGTATCTACCAGATCCCCCAAGGTACGATGCAGTGCCAAATTTAAATTGAGCAGTGGAGGTAATTGCGCCTCCATTTGGCGTTACCGTGTAGTTGTTAACTGAGTTGTCTGGGAACGAAGTGCCATTATCGACACCGTTCATATGCAACAACAACGACACTGAACTAAAATACGGATCAACGTACGAACTTATTGCCAAGTTTCCTGACAAAATCCATGTATTAGAAAATAGTTTAGTTGCCGTTGCCGATGCGTATTGTATTGCAAGTGCTGTATAATTTTGAGGCGCAAGCATTGTTGCTCCAAAACCTGCGGAAAACGAAATTTCGCCTATTCCATTGGAAGTAACTTTAATTTCTGTTCCAGGTGGAATTGTAGCATTAACGTCTGCTGGAAGCGTTACTATTGCACTGCTACTTACAGAAATTGGAACAATCTTTTGGGAAAAAGTCGCATCAATCGTCAGGCTTTGCGTTTGAAGCGCGGCAACTGTAAATCCTGCTGGCGCAGAGATTGCTGCGGTGGAAAGAGCTGTTACGCGGCCTTTGTCATCAATGCTCAGTATTGGCACAACATTTGACGCGCCAACATTGTTTTGCGATGTTGTAATTGCCGCCAGTGTTGGGTTAGGCAAAGTTCCAGTCAAATCTCCCCCAACAGAAGGAAACGGATGCTGGTGGTCTGAACGAGCTGCATACGCTGACACACCGACCTCAGCCGACGAAGCCAGTGCAGCAGGTGCGCTTGTGGTAAGCTGTGACACCGCAGCAGTAGTCAAAGAAGTGACCTGGCCTAACTCATTAATGGAAATGACCGGCACAGCAGAAGAGCTTCCAACATTCGACTGAGCGGTTGTAATAGAAGCAATGCTGATGGTTCCGCTTTCAGTAATGGTATCCCCAGAAAGCCCAGTTCCAGCCGTAATGCTGGTTACTGTGCCGCCAGCAGAACTGCCAACAGCAACACTTGAAATGCTCGTGACACGACCCTTGGCGTCAATGCTAATGACAGGAATCTGGCCGCTGCTTCCAATCGGGCCTTGAGCAGAGATAATTGTAGCCAGCGACGGAGATGGATAATTCCCGGTAAGGTCACCACCCGCTGTTGCGGTTGCTCCAAGTGCTCCAATTTCAGAGAGAGTAGGACGTGCATGTTGGTGATCTGCTCTAGCAGCAAACGTCGAAACCCCTGCAACTCCAGTTGGTGCCAGTTCTGCCGCGGCACTTGTAGATAGCCCAGCAATCTGAGCAGTCGTCAGTGCAGGATTAACAACGGTGGTCAACGAGACCACACGGCCTTTGGCATCGGTTGTAAGGACCGGGATTGCCGTTGAAGAACCTACTGCCGTTTGAGCCGTTGTGACAGAAGCAAGAGTAGGATTAGGGTACGTTCCTGTAAGGTCTCCTCCGGCAGCTCCGATTGGGCTGCGCAAAATTGTTCCAGTAACCTTTTTAGTGGCTCCAAGTTGAACGATGGGAATGAGTTCTGTTCCATCTACACTGGTAGCTGCTGGTAATGCAGAGATTTTGTCGCCCATATTAGCCTGTAATCAAATTGTCGCCGCCTTCGGTAGTTAAAGAAAATCCAGCTTCAGTCGTAATAAAATCAACTGCACCAGTTTGAGGTACGGTTTTTTTAAACTTAAAGGTCTGAGCATTACCAGAAACCTGTATTCTGGCAAAGTTTTTATTATATGCCTTCGCAGGATCTTGATTCCGTTTTCTGATAAACTTTGTGATCATGCTAGTAAGTGTAGATCATGTTCATCTTGCGCACTTGGCCTTGCTGCCTCAAAAGCACGTCAATCTGTTGTTGCACAGCAAATTCAGCCATGCCCTCAAGAGAATCTGCTTCCTGAGCACGACCTTCTGAACGCAGGAAATCTGCTGACACCGAGTTAACCAAGTACCCTTTAAACCGAAACGGAATTTCTACAAGCCTCCAGCTAAAGCTAGGATTAGCCGGCAAGACGCCAACTCCAGCATTTGAATAAGCATCCCAAAAGTTTCCTTCAACCGGGAGGTTTTTGCTTGGAGGATTGTACGCTGAACTTGCTTGGCTTGGGTCGTAATAAACTTGCGCTCCAGCAGTGTAGGCCAGAGTTGTGTCGTATCTGGTTCCAAAAAGGAACGGAGCAACAGCTCGAAGTAGCACAAACTTGGAGTTGAAGTTTGCAAACCTGAGAACAAACAAATCCTGGCTCAGAATCTGAGTTGCAGATGTAGCGTCTGTGTCCAAATCGGGCATGTTTTCCACGACATAGGACTCATCCCGCACTCTGGATGTTTTCCGTGGATCACCAGTCCAGCATCCAATAGCCTGCCCGGAGACAACCGCAATCGGCTGTGGATTGTTCACAAACTCCAAAGTGGACCGGCTCATCGAGGTCCACTGTGGCGTGCACCACGGCATCTGCACCGTAATTCCAGTGATGTACGGATTTGTGGCAGCGTCTCCTACAGTGTAGGTAAACGTGTACTGCTGCTCAGCAGATGATGCTAGGGTGCCATCTTCTTTAAGAATCCAAAATGGATTGATGATGTTGACGTTTGAGTCGCCAACTTTGCCTTGCTGCCATGCTTGATTGGAAAAATCACGCAGGTAAATCCGCGGATAGTTTGGATCAAGCGTGATGTCTACAGGAATGGTATTTTCTTCGTTCTGAAAATACAACGGCTGCCCATTTTCCTGTAAAAGCTCGTTGCCTGTTTCAGTTAAAACAGGAATTGGAGAGGCAACAACATTGCTAATTGCAGTGCCAGGCCAAATCTCAACAACCTCTTGAATATCGGGCCAATCTTCCCGATCCCAAATCATGCTTAGCCGACGATTAGTAAAATCGCGGATAGCTGCAAACGATTTGTCATTTAGCGTATTCCGGTCAAGACCGATCAGTTGACACGTCTCTGCCAGAATTGCGCTAAATGGTACTGTCTTCATTTGCTAGGAGGCGTCCAACCGACGTGGATGTCTTTAGTCCCGCCACTATTAACTCTACACTCTGGGTTGTCACGCAAAAACTCAGCCATGAATGCCTTGGAATCCCAGCATCCGTAACCCAGCTTTTGACCCCAAAAGTGATAAGCGGTTAACGGAATCGTTGCGATCTTTTGGCCGAGTCCTTCAACAGACTTGTGTCGTTCAGCATTAAAACGTGCGTTAGACTTGGCTGTAGCTTTGGCTTCAACTTGATTCCTCAACCATCCGCGGCGCAGTTCAGCCTCCAACTCTCCAACAAGGTTTTCAGGTACGTTAATCATACGCGGGCCATAAAGGTTGTGCCAGGAGGAGGAATCTGAGGAAGCCTTCCGTTTTGGTCGTAAATGCCACTGTATGGACTGATCTTGTCAGGCGGCATTGCAGATCCATCTGTGCCTTCTGGGCCGCTGGAAGCCGGCTTTCTGTTGGCTAGACCAACCAAGTTTGCAGGAGCCTGCACCCCGGTGTAACGCTGAATCAGTTCTGGAATTATCGGAATAGGAAGTACCGTCATAAAATTTGACTACTTACGGCAGTCACTCGGAATCTAGTGGGTTAAAGACTCAATGTTCTTCGTCTAGGAAAAAGAATACCGGTCTCTCCCGGCGGTCACACCACTGCTTCGACCGAGCATCCCCGGTCCGTGCCGCCGGCATGGAGCCAGCATGGCAGGTGTCGCTAAATTATTGTGCCCCAGATTCAAGTTCAGTCAATTCTGACTGGCTCTACAAACTCTGCGCTTGCACAAAAGTAATCGTCTCTCCGATTAGTCACACCACTTTTAGCTCAACCGAAATCAAGCTACGCAGGTGTCGCAGAAGCTCTCTGTCTCTCCAGAGTGTCACGCCTCACGGTTGTCAGCGGCGTTCCTGTGGCCACCAAAGGCCATCTAGTCTCTCCTAGCAGTCACACCACTTCTAGAAACGCTTGCGCGTACTGGCAGGTGTCGCTCAGAAGACTACTAGGCCGCGTTGTAGTCGAACTTGCCGAGACCCAGCGGGTTCCCAACAACCAGACCAGCAACGGCTTCAACAAGGCGACCGGGGCCACCACCGTTGTCAGTCAGCGGAGTCACCTGAGCCACGTTGCCACCATAACGCACTTCAAGCAGGTTCATGTCAAGCACGAGCCCCTTGAAAGGCGTGGGGGTCCAAGCCAGCGGAGAACCGCCAACCGTCCCAATGAACGTGGTCGGATGCAAACGCACCGTACCAAAGTCACCCTGGAACACGTCCAGCGACTGGATGTAGGTGTCCGCGGCAGCGTCACGCTGGAAGGTCTGCACCTTCGTTGCGCCCGCGCCAGTCACACCAACGCCCGTCGTGGTCGTCAGACTGGTCGTCCCCAGCAAGCCAGTGAAGGCACGCTTGAGGTCGGTCCCGACGATGCAGTCAAACGAGGTGTAATGGCCGGTTTGGTCGAAGATCGACTTGAGCAGACCCTGCACCGAAGAGTCCGTCAGCGACGTTCCCAGCGCAGTGCCGGACCCAACGATCGAGGTCGTCGGAGTGCGGAAGATGGAAGGGATGTCACCGGGAGTCGGCGTGCCGGTTCCGGCGTTGCTGATCCAGGTTTGAGCCCCCGCGGTGCGGTAAGGCGTGGTCTGGTTGCCCGTGTCAAGCTGGGACACCTGGTTGGACGTGAAGGTCACTTCCATGTCACGCTTGATGCCCGTGATAGCCTTGGCGACGTTGTCAGCCAGTTCATCACGCACACCAGCAACATCAGCGATGTCCTGAGTGAGCTTGGACACGCGAACTGCGCGACGGAAAATCTGCGCGTAGTTGGCGAGTTCCGCACGGTAGCCGACAACGTAGTTGTCAACGCCAGTGCTCAGATTAACGTCCACACCGTCCGGGGTGCCACCAACCTGAGGGGTCGGAAGGCTATCGGACTGCCAGCGGAAGTACATGTTGCCGGGCTTGCTGCCCTTCTTGGCCATAGACGTAAACGGCGTGTCCTTGGCGTCAACCAAGGCGATCATGTCCATGAGGTCTTCGCGTTTACCGCGGCCGGAGAGATTAGGTTCGAGTAGAGTTGCCATACAAATGAGTGAGTTTCTGCGATTTACTGCGTGAACTAAACAAAGTTCATTGCCTTGACTAGGTCAGTTAACCCATCACGACTGCCTCCAGCTTTTGCAAACTGTTGTTTGGCTTTTGACTGTTCGTCTCCAGAAGTGCGAGCAGGTGCAGCTTTAGCGGCTCCAGGCTGAACTGGCGCTCTGCGAATCGGTTGGCTTTGTGTTTTAGCTTTTGCTGACTTTTGCTCAGCATAAGTTTTGGCACCCAAAACAACCAATCCAGCCAGATGCTTCCAATCTGCCCGGCGACGTTTAAGCTCAGGAAAGTCTCTGATAATCTGTTGAGCAACTTGGTACTCTTCAGTCTCAGGCTTTCCCCACCAAGGAAAGTCAGCGGTTACCTGGGCGTCTGCTTGAGCCTGCTGTTGCAGGTAGTTTAGACGTGCAGGAAGTTCCACTTCCTTTCTGCGAATAGCTGTGCGCTTCATTGCGCGGACCTCTTTGTCAGAAAGCTCGTGTTCCGTACCATCTGGCAACGTAATCACACCTCCATCCAAGTTATCCTCGCACCAAAGCAACACTTCAACGGCTTTGTCGTACTCGCTTTTTACCTGTTCAATGGTATCCAGCTTTTCAACAAACTCGCTGACATCTTCACGTTTCACAGGAACGGATGCTTTTGCAGAATCCAATTCTTGTTGAAGACGTGCTAATTCAGCTTTTTGCGCTTCTAGTTCCGATTGGGCAGCCTTTTTTGCAGCAACTAATTTGTTGATGCGTTTCTGGACACCCTTTGTCAAAGAGCTATTGTCGTGTGGTTCGGAATCGTCTTCCGCAGGTTGATCGTCCTCCAGTGAGGAATCCACCGCTTGTTCCGGTTCCTGCTCCTGTGTGGCCGGAGCTGCCTCCTCCTCGTTAAGGAAGCTGGATTTAAGGAGACTGCTAAGGTCTCGCTCATCCATCAAACCGAGTTTTTGAGCAACGGGATTCTGATCTGCCTCCTGACTCCCGGCGTCAGGCTGTGATCCAATTTCTTGTTCGTTCATGCGTTTAAGGTCGCAAGTGCCTTTAATTACAATCCAGTAACGCTGGAAGGACCGTTAATGGCGTTATGCCAAATCATCGTCATCAGTCAAGCCATTTAATTTTAATGCTTCTGATCTTAAAGTTAAAAGTGTCGAATAAACCAAGTTTACACCATCAGCCTGGCCACATGCGTGAATTCGGTCTTCACCTTTTACATTATTACTGACCGCACCCATCCAAAGCTGTTCCTGCATCTGTTGGATCGTCTCAATGATCTGATCCCACATGTGGTTTTTCCCAGCAAACCCGTAAGCTGCGCGTTCTTTTTGTGTCATTGTCCGGGTTGCTGTTGCACTGGAGTTACTCCGAGTCGGCCGATCTGAGCATTCTGCTGTTGCATGATGCTCATCTGAAGGTTCTTCACATAGTTCTCAAAGAGAGCCTGAAAGTTGGGGTCTTGCTGAAGCGCCTGCTGAGCCTTCGGATTACTCTGCATCACCTGCTGAGCAAACTGTAGCTTGGTTTGCGCCGCGGGATCGTTCTCTTGATACAAGGCTTCGTTACCAAGCAGCATCATCCCAATGTCGGTCTGCACATCCTTGAACATCTTCTGAGAAGCCTGTTGCTGGTTCAGGATGAGTTCACCAGCCATCTCAGGAGCAATTGCCTGAATCAACATCTCTGTGATGCGGTTAGCGTTCAGTACGCCACCAGAGTCCATCTGCTTGATCTTGGTCAAGAAGTCTACCTTCTGTGCAATGTACTCCTTGTCCATGTTCATCACGTCAAATCGGACGTTAATGTCAAATTCGTTGTGAATTTCGGACAAGTTCTGCGGCAACTGGCCACCGGTAATGCGCTGAATCTCTTGTGGCGGCATGTACTGGCAGCACAGAGAAAACATCTGCCGAAACACGGAGCGCCACGTTAAAAGCCACGAGTTTACCAGCGTTTGCTGAAGCATCTGCGTGGTCATCGGAGACACCATGTTGTTGCTGGTGCCAAAATAAGCAGCGTGCTGCTGTTCAACTCGCTGAATCAAGTTAAACGCAGTGCTGGGTTCCCGCGCCGGCGGGTCCATGAAGGTGTAGTCGTTCTGGTTGGTCACCGGCAACTGTACGCCCGGGCCAACCTTGTTCATGCCGCCAATGCGTTTGACTACCTTGATCGGTGGCAGCGTCGAGAACGCCGTGTGATCCCGAATAGAGTCGTGTTGCGCCTTGATCTCGTCCTGATCTGTAGTCGCCAACTCTGGAATCCCGCGGGTATCGGTGATAGCCCTGCGAAGTTGCTCTCTGCGAAACTCCACAAACGGATACTCCCCGTGAGCATAGTCAAGACGCTCGTGGATTGCCCAAGAAGAAGAGTCTTCGTAGCGATCCGAGGCTGCCTGCGGACAAATCACAGTGTAAAAGATCGCTGGAGCGTCTCCATCAAGACTCTTGGTGTAGCAGTACACCACTTCCACCATGTTCATGTAGTTTACACCGTTGTAAACCATCATGGTTGTAGTCGGCAGCAGGTTAATGTTGTAGTAAGTTGTAGACTTACCAAGCTGCTGCAAAGCACGCTCCACCCAGTCCGGGTTCCAGCCTTCAGTCGTAATCTTTTCACGCAACTCAACCTCGGACATCCAGGTTCTGCGAAAGATTACCCGAGACCGTTGCAAGTCCGCGGTTTCTGGGGGGAAAATGATCTCATCCCACGGCTTTAGAGCTACAATCTCGGGTAAATTCCTGCTGACATATTCCTCGTCCATGGAGGTCATGCCAGTCTCTGCCAGCTCGCGCACCATGCGTTTGGCGTCAGAAGCCTTGATCTGCGGAATGGCAGCCTGAATGATCTCCGCGGCTTGTTCAGGAGCGGTTGCAATCAAGTTGGGAAGCTCCATCAGCACCTGACTGCCCGACTGTTGGGCTAGCCCGATGATCTGCTCCATCGAGATTTGCTGGGTGCGAACGCCGATGTTCTGCTGCCAACCCACAAAGAACGCGCTCCAACCGTACTGAAGTGCGTACTGAGCTCCCAGAGTAGCCTCTTTGTAGAGTTGCTGCGGCATTTTGCAGTCACGAATCCAGCGCAGAAGCGTTGTCCCAATCTGGGACACCGGCATGTCGTTTAGTTCGTTTGCGTTTGCGCGCAGTTCAGCCTTCTGAAACGCACTAACAAGAAGAGCAGTGAGCTCGTTGCAGGTTGCGTCGATTAGCCGGGTCCGAACGTCAGAAGCACCTTCAAACGGCCACGCTGGGTCACCTTGAGAGCGGTTTTCAGAGTGTTTCTTGCCGTCATCAGTCTGGCCTGGCCACCTACAAAACCGGATATTGTCGAACTTGGTGACCAAATTTCCCTGACTGGAGTTGATCATTGCGCGGTTGTACTCGCTCAACAACTCCCCAACGTGCGGGTTTTTTGACGCAATCGCTAGAACGTCAGTCTTCGTATTTGGCATAACTTTAATAGCTCCCGCACTTATTAAACTTTTGCCACTCTTTGTTTAATGATGACTTGATGTGGCTAGGTTGCATTACCACTAAATACCCTAAAGCGTCAATAGGATCTTTGCACGCTCCCTTTTGGCCATCGTGCCCTGTCCACTCTCTCAAAGAGTAAATTAGGTTCTGACAACTCTCATGCACCATTAACCGCGGATGGTTTTTGGCAATATCAATGTCAGCTTCCCTGTCATAACACAGGAGATCGTTAATAATCAAAACGCGCTCATCAACAGAAACACTAGCAGCAGGAATAAAATCAAGAGGCTCGCTCGCTTCAAGCAGCAGATCCAACAGTGTAATCCCGCCCTCCTTTGTCGTAGCCTCCGTTCCTGCGCTTCTCGGATCAATGTAGCGTTCTGCAATCTCCTCGCGTTTGTCAGCATGGGTTTCTAAAGACCAAATGAGTTCAGTGTACTCGTTTACGCCGCGACCTGCGCCACTTCTCTGTGCAGGCCCCGGACGACCGTCAGCTTTGTCGCTAGGAAGCGACCATTCACCGTAGCTTTGATCCGGCCATTCACGGTAGATCCAGATGGTGCCGTACTCGTCAACCCTGGCCCAGAGCATGAACCAGTTTCGGGCACCGGCTGGATCAGCCACCATGTAGTTTGTCCCTTCGGGGCAACGCTCAGTAACACTATCGGTAAAGATGTTGGCTTCCCCAAACATGGGAAACTGACTGCCCGCGGTTTGTTCTGCCCACCCATAAGCTCGAATCTTAATGTCATGCGTGCTTCTACCTTTGAGCGTCTGCACCATGCGGTCCCAGTTGTTAAACGGGTTCAGCTTCGAGTGAAACCAAATACAAGCGTGCCGGCCAAACACACCTTCCGCAGTGTACGGCATGTTCCCTTTTGGGACACCGATTACGTTGTTGTTGGGCAGTAGCTCACTCTCCTTCCAAGAGGTGATCTTGGCAGTCGTAATGAACTCTTTTACAACTTGCGTGTAACCTAAGATTGGAGTGAAGGTGACAAGCAGCTTTCCGTTTCGGGTTACCAACCTGTACCTGAGCGTCTCCAACCAGTCTGCCGGGACAAGTTCGTCGCACCAGACCAGATCAACCTCGCCACCCTCGACGACCTTGATGTCCTGGGCATAGTTCAGAAACCAGATCTGGTTCCCATTGTATACCGCGGTATTGTCTGAGAACCCGTTCTTCTGGGTCCAACTAACCTGAGTGTGTTTGTTGCGTTTGGCTTCCTTCAGTTCCGAGGGAAGGTACTTGTGAAACACATTCTGCTGCATGCTCACACTCGTCATGTTGGTGGTGTGCAGGCACCAAATGTTTAAGCCTCGTTTGCCAAACTTCTCTTTGACCCAGTGAGGTGCTATCCCGTTCAAATCTGTACCAAGAAAGATCTGCGAGACTCGTTTGGCAGCGTACTCCGTTTTTCCGGCACGGTTGCCACCTAGGATAAGCAGTTCGCTGCTCTTGTTCATCAAGGCGTCAGCATCCTGCCACGAGGTCAGTTCAGACCCGTACCGATGTGGAT